GCCATCGTTGATATGTTTGATGGTGTGATCATTCGGTGATTCGCCCAAATGGCAGAGGGGTCGCGTTTGATCTTTCGTGCAAGGCACGCCCCTGTTCCTGATTTGGTTCCCGCCACCTCCAGGATGGTTCCCCTAGATTCCTCAGCGATGTCTTCCGGGGAGATCACCGCTGCATTTGGGTGGACAAATATCGGGATTTTCGGATATCGGTATGCTTCGTCGAACAGGATTTCGGGGTCTATTATTGCCCCAGCCGACAGGTATACTGGCATTGTAGCCCCGCGCAGGTGGGCGTGAACACCAAATGTTGGCAGCTGCTTCAGGACGATCTTCTCACCATTGAAGTAGGAGGTGTGCCCGCTGTTAGGTCCAGCACTGGTAATCACCCCGTCGAAGTCAATGATGGCCCCTGTTTCTTCGGCTACGAGCGCTAGCCAAGCAGCTAGCGCCCCCTTTCCTGTTGAGCCATATTGTCCATCAACTAAGACGTGAACGCCACGGGTTTCAAAGAGCCGTCGTTGGGCTCTTGGTCGGAACATTTGGGATGGAGACATCAGACAACTCCTTTTCCATGACATCCATTGGGTCAAGCATCGCGGCTAGTGCGGCGAAGCCAGCTTGATCGACGTAGTTGTCGCTAGATTGCCCATACAGCGAACGAGCGATTTTCAACATGATCATCATTTGCGCCACATCGTGGGGGCGAATGGTGTGATTGCCATTCGCCTGATAGGCGTGGGCAAGGTAGGTTTGCCACAGCTGGCCCATCATCGCGAACGATTTGAGCGTGTCGCCGTGTTTCTTGGAGCGGTCAAGTATTGCTGCCGCCGCGTTTTTCAAAGTGGTAGTGGCCACTTCGATCTTATTCATGTGCTTTGGATCATACATGCGATAATACCCTCCTAATCAGGTCTGATATTGTTTCATTCTCGTGCTGCTCATCACAATCTTCCAGCTTGATTTTTTCTTTAGGCGGGGAGATGTAATATATGCCACGCTTGTACCCAATCATCATTGGGATGGAATATGGTGGGCGGCGCAGTTTCGTCAATTCAATCAGTTGACGTCTGGTTGGTGCAAAAGTGTAGCCTTCAACTACCTTCACCTCCGCCCAAACTACAGGGCACCGAAGAGGCATAAGGACTAGATCGGGCATGCCAACCGAGAACTGATCTTCGATCCTTCTAGCGTACCCACCTTCTTCACGGATGGAGTTCACTATTTTGCGCTTAACATCGCTTTCAGTCATAATATTCTTTCATGTCACTGTGCTTTATCCACCATTCTGTTACTTCGAATTTTACGTTGCCATCAGCGTCCTTTTCTGTCTTCGTTACGATCTGCGACTTAGGCACCCAAATTTGGGCGGGTCCCATCGTCGGGATAATGAGGTATGCTTTGGCTGTTTCGTGTTCGATCTTCGCCTCAAATTCGTATGTCTCGTCTCCCGGTCGCCACGGCATTATATCACACCCCGCTGGTCCTGTCAAGTATTGTTTCTAGTCGACGTATTGATCCATCTTATTCCCGTACGAGGCGTGTGCCCACGTCGGCCCACTGCCCAGCCCGAATGGGATGGGAACAATCAGCCCCATCTCCTTCGCCACACCCTCTATACTGTGCATAAGCTCGGCGCAATCGTGACTCGGATCACGTTGCCAGATGATCGAATCGTGGATCGATAGAAGTATCTGGACTTTATCTGGGTGGGCATCTTCGTATTGATTAGCTCTAAGCATACAGAGCTTAATATGATCTCCCCCGTTATTTTGGATAACTCTGCTGACCGCACGGTAAGCAAACCTTGGATCATCAAGATAAGCTCGTCTTCCCATGATAGTTTTGACATAACCTCGCCTCCTGAATACGTGAATCGCCAGCTGCTGGAATTCACCTATCTTTGGGAACGCCTGTGATATGAACGCACCGTGGGCAGCTCTTGCCCGCTCCGTGTCCCAACCCATATGCGCGGCCAGTGTCGGAACACTCATCATGGTGAGCATTCCCATTCCTAGCCTCTTGGCCACTTCCCGGTCCAGACCCAGGATTTCAGAGGCTCTGTCATGCATGTCCGCTGTTCCATTATTGTATCCTTCAACAAGGGCGGGCTCTTCTGAGAAGTGGGTGAAGAGGCGAGGTTCCTGCTGCTTGGCGTCGGCCTCTTCGATAAGAAAGCCGGGGTCAGGGACGACGAGCTTTCTAACGATACGACCAATTCCAACGTTTCGCTTAGGGAAAGCCTGTAGGTTTGGTTCGGAGCAAGATAAACGTGCTCCGGCAACCCCGTAGTCATCGGACTTGGATTGATTAAGCACAGGGTGAACTCTTCCTCGGATGTTCTGTGTATCAATAAGGGGAGCGATAAATGAGTCACGGGCTTTCTCTAGCCTCCTCACATCTAGGATTAATCTACCGCTTGATTGCTTCTCAAGCCACTTCTCGGTGAACGACACCTGACCCTTGCTAGTCCGGTCAAACATCTCATCGGTGTAGCCATCCGCTCTGAACAATTGCTCTACCTCTTTGGGCGAGCGGACGTTGAACCCCTTGGGAAACATCTTGAGGGATTCTTTGATGGCGTCGTTAATGTCTCCAACAACTTTCCCCGAATATTCGGCGTCAATTCGGAGTCCTCGATGATGCATCCGCGCCAAATAAGGGAGGAGTTCGCATTCAAGCTGCCAGACCTTGCGTAAATCGTCACGGTCAAGCATTGTTTGTTGGGATTTCCAAAGCTGCAAGGTTGCAATTCCGTCGGAAGTAGCGTAATCCGTGACAAAGGGGTTATCGCCGGACATCTCGTGGAAGTGTGACATCTGTTTATTATCAGGCATCCCACCGAATCTCCTAGAGATTTCGACATAAAGCTCGGCTCCTTTCTTAGTCGCGACGTTATGCCTCGCAGTGCAATCATCAAGACCGTAGCCAATGGTAAGATCATTGATCAGCGCTTCATTAATCATGGTGTCTTCACATAAGCCACCAACCACCACACCACTTCGTAGACTAGCACGCAAGTCAAAACCCAAATGATGACCGACAGTACGCAACCCCAACCTAGTCCGGTCAGCGAATGATTGGGATAGGGATCTTTCGAATCCGGCGGCATCGGGAATGTTACCTCCGTCCTTGTGCCTGACGGGGATGTATAACGAATGCGATTCATTCGTGATAACGTACCCACAAACAGTGTCCTTTGCTGTTAGGCCCGTTGTTTCGGTGTCATAGGCAATCACCGGACTCTCCGCAACCAAGCGGAGAGCCAAATCAGGGTCAATCATTAGAACTTTCCTCCATTTCCAGCAGGAGCCCGACTGTCGTCAACGGTGTCGCCGCCTTCGTCATTTGCCTGCCACTTCACCTCAGCGAACTTGTGATAAAGGCTGCTCCCTATTTCGGCGAGTTCGATGTCAGCAAAACCGGCTGCGGTGTAAGTGTAATTGAAGAATGGCCCCTCGGCCCCCTTCTGCTGCACGATGCCGATTTCGTACTGCTGAACGTAGTGGGCAACTGGCTTGCTGTCGATCTTCGACAAAAGCTGCTGCATGGGCTTCACGCTGGAACGCGTGTTGATAATCACCGATGGCGACAAGTGCGGGAACTCTGGCAAGTACCATAACATGTTATAGGTAAGGCTGGCGGCGGGCAGCGACTGAGGGTCACCTGGAACACTGGAACCAAATTTGTCTAGTCCAGATTCGACAACAGTTCCGCGAGTGTTGTACGTAACAGGGCTCGGACTCCCTTTCGGTTTGACAACAAACTCGGCGTTCGGGATGTCCCAGTGAACACCATCCATCGCCCGCGCGAGAATTCCACGATCATCGTTCCGTGGCGACCAGAGAATGTAAGACTTACGTATAATAATGGGTATGCCGATGAGTTTGTCTCCGAGGTCTTCGCTGGCTGTGGTGTGCCAGAAGTGTCCCGATTTGGCATTGTTATACTCCTGCAGTTCGGGTGAGATGGCTTGCAACAGCTTGACGCGCGGGATAATCATGTCCGAGCTGTCAATGTTGCCTATCTTCACCTTCTGGTGCTGCTGAAGGTGAGCGGGCAAGCCGCTCTCAGTGGTTACGATGTCCTTAACCATTTGGTATGCTCCTAAGCTTTTGTGATCGAGGTGTACGTCATTATCGACGTCTTGAAGATGTCTTGTGGCAGTTCAGTACCCTTAGTCTCGTTCAGGTCCTTGGCGAACGCCGCGAGGGTCTGCGAATTCACAGTCTCTTGGATGAGGCTTTGGTAACCGCTCTCGCGCAGCCAATCCATAGCAGCCCCCTTCGCGATCATCGAGCAAGACCAGCGGTTATTCAGCTGGACTCGCCCAACTCCCTCGATGGTGGTGTTTCGGATGCCGTGGGCTCGCATAACATCGGGCACTTGTTCGCGCGACAGGCGTTGTTCCATCTCGTCGAGAGCCTCGCGGGCTTCCTTGATTTGGGTGGTTGTCTTGCGAACGTGATCGAAGTGCCGGATCACTGCAACGTGGTCGCTGGTAGAGACTGCTTGGCTAGTCTCGTCGCGAACAGCCCCAACTAGGCTGATGAGGGCGTCGCACACAATGCTTACGCGTTCTAATGTCTCAGGCTTCATACTCGCTACTCCGTTTCAACGTGGCTCGGCTCTGGGCCGCACTCATATTATACCACGCCGGGGCGGGCGTGTCAAGTATGGCTTCTAACACCAGCGAACCTATACTTGACAGGCGGGGCTATCCCGTGGTATGATGGTGTGTAACCAGAGGAGCAGCGAAATGACTAAACAGTTGTACGGTTGGCATACGTTTCTATTTGACGCCCCACTTGGGGACGTGGTTATTACTAGGCACGATCCATACGAGCTTCACACTATCCATGCTGATAGTTCGCTACTGATGGTGGGGTGGCTGAATAATAGAAATGGCCTCATAAGAAAAATAAAAGATATTGACGTGATGGGAGTATCCGTGCCTCTAGTAACCATGTCTTACGTCATACCCATAGTGGAAGTATGGAGCCAGGATTTCACCACTTTAGACGATTGGGCAGGGGCTTGGGGGCTTGTTACTTGGGCCGACAGCCGCGAGGCCGCTCACATGGCGTTCGACGCGTTTGCACCTTACCATAATTATAAAGGCGATTAATATGAACGAGCCGTGGGGCACTCTACGACCCCACGGCTCTGCAGTACCGCTACACTTAAAGGTGCGACCCTCAGAAAGTGCCGGCTTCTGCCTCCCCAGCCTTCCCGGTGGCAGCCTTTGCGGCAGCACCACTGAGAGTGGGCTTGGGAAGATCGATCGCGACTTCTTCACCGTCGAGGGCAATCAACTTGCCGTTCTTCCGTGCGGGAGTTGCGAGCATGTTGCGAATGGTCATGCGAGCGCGACCTTCAGCGCCGTGGCGCTTTTCAGCCACTTGCGACTGGTACATCGCGACCTTTTCTTCCGGCACCCCGTTCTTGCGGGCGAGCTCGAAAAACGCTGGCCATTCGAATCCATCCTTACTGGTGCATTGGCCCTTGATGAACTCAGCCAACACGTCGGAACCGCCACCCTTGTACCGGTTGACGTACTTTTTGTCCACGATGGATTTGGTCTTCTTCTCGTCGCCTTCGGCGACTTCGACAACTTCAACTTGGTCGGTCATTACATTCTCCTTGGTTAGTGGCCGATACCTTACATCATACCACACCGTGGACTACGCGTCAAGTATACTTTCTACAGCTTACTGAATATACGCCTGTTCAGACCCTTCCAAGGCAGGGGCCTATCAGTGGTGACGTCATTATCACCGTAATCACTAGGTTCAAACACGAACTGGGGCTCCATCTTGACTGAAATCGCTGCGCCATATTTGTCGGTGAGGCTTCCGATCTTGTCGGTGAACCGCATGAACACCTTGCCATTTTCGGTGTGCGCCTGAATGACGCCCGCCTCCTTGAACTCAGCCAGCACCCGCTGCATGGGAACATCCCGCATTCCTAGTTCCTTACACACCTCCCCGACCCGCTGGCCAAACACAGCGTGGGTGAACGGCATCGAAATGTCAGCATCTTCATAGATCCGCCCAGATTCGATGATGTGCTTGGCGATGCGCCTTGCCCACGACATGTTCGACACGATGATGTCGTTGTCGTACGACGAAGATAGCCGGGTGTTCTCTATGAAGTGGCGGTCAGTCTCGTAATTAGTGAAGTAGCTCATGAAATGCTCCCGAACATCTAGCCGTTTCAGCAGCAGCAAGAACTCATCGAAGAATGGCTTGATAGTTACGGTCCACTCAAGGAATTTATTAGCGGGCAGCCCTAGGTGTTCCTTATCATATGCCTTGATATAAAACAGCGCGCGATCCTGAACGTTGCTCTGGCCTATGTTCATGTCTAGCCGATTGCTGGCAAACACGATGCGTGCGAATATGTGGTAGTTGCGCGCCGACTGGAATTTCTCGGCCCCGCCTATCTCCACATTGCGGATCAGCTTCTTGATCTCGTCTGTCGCGGCTTCGCTGTGGAATTTGGCCTCATCTATAAACACCATCATGCGCCCAATAAATGGCTCTACCGAAAATCCCCCCTCTAGTATTTTGGGCGAGGCACTGCTCCACAGGTAGCCGAATAGGGACTGCAGGAACACGTTGCCGAAGAACGACTTGCCGACACCCTGGCCACCGACAATAACGGGAGCGATTTGCTGCTTATCGCCGGGGTGCTGAATGGTCCACGCAATCCATTGCTTCAGCCAATTGATTTGGTCTTGATTGTCCCTCGTTATATATCCAAGCAAGCGGTCAAGCATGGTCACCGAGGTGTTCAGGAGCCCGTCGTCGACGGGCACTGGTAGGGCGAGTGGCCAGCCGCGCCATACGTTGAATACAGTAACTACATCATTCCTGGATTCGTCGTCTTCAGCAACTTGGTCGCCCGTTCGGTTAACTCTGAGGATTCCGCCGGGAGTAAGCTCCGGATATAGATCGCGAAAGGCGACCCGTTTTCTGAGAGAAGATACCTCAAATAGTCGGAAAGCCGGCTTCGGCTTACCTCCGATCCGTACGAAATCTCCACGATGCCGTCGCTCAAGTTCTGGTCCTTGGTGAACAAAGGCAATTGAGGATCTAAATCGATCTCGGTCGATATAACGATCGTCAGTTTCATCGTACACATACCTTTCCGCCATTTGGGTGAGTGTTGACACGTCTGCTCCCGGCATGAATACACACCGAATAGCGTGCATGGTGTCGCCGCCAAACACCTCTTCCATCATTGGCCAGCCGGGAATCTTTGCGTCGGGGTTTCGTTTGAGCTTGTCGCAGGCATCGCGGAAGATGCGCAGTCGCATTCCTGCCTCGTCGTCACCTGTCTCTTCACAAATAAGCTTGATCAGTGATTCAGCAACTTCAACATCGTCGATCGGGCAGTACACCGAATTCTGTAGCGCCTCGTGTTCATTGATGCC